ATGCATACTTACGAGCATAACTACTTGCAGTTCCAGTTGCTTGTTCTGGACTCATTCCTTTATGTTCCGATAGTTGAGCATAACCATCAACCCATGTATGAAATTCTTCTATCCAAATTGATGCAGTTGATTTAATAAATAGTTTTCCTCCTATTGACACTATCTTATCACTTAATGTCAATCGTGCATTATTTTCAAGTAAAATAGGTTTTACTGCCTCAATTATGTTTTCGCAAGACCTATACTTGTACTTTCCGAAAGAATTGTAGTTTCCTTTTGGAACTTTCAGTTCGTTTTGAATTTTAATTAGTTTTTCCATTGGTTTTTGATTTGTAAGATATTAATTATTAAAGTGTTTTGCAAATAATTGGTCGATGGATATTTGCTGCTCCATTTGTTCATTGCGTTGCGTTTCAATGATAAGTAACTCAATCATTGCTGATACGATGTGGATGTCTGCATTTGGCATATTACATCCGATAAGATAGTCTACGATTCTTTGTTTAGTTGTCTCCATTTGTTTTTGGTTTTTTTATTTATAATTGGTCTTTAAGTAATTCTTGAATGATGTCGTAATAGTCTGAAGAAAAATTTTCAAGTAATTCGGATACTTCGATTCCTTTATAAAATATCTCTTCGATTTCGTAATACTCTGGATACGATGGATCATCCCAACCTCCTTTTTGTGCTGGAATCTTTGTGACTTTTAAATCCAGTTCAAATGTGTCAAATGTTACCGATGTCATCATATCCTTGAGAGTTGAAAGATTAGACCTAATACTCCTAATATCAATATCGAATAGCAAATAATGTTCGACCAGTTGACTGGTTGCCCCATGTCTTCCAAATTGATGCCATCTTCGTTGACTATGATGCGTTGATTATTGGCTTTTGCCGAATCAATTATTTCTTGAGGAATGTGTTGCTTTTTCATTTTGATTTTGATTTTTGTTTGTTTAACATGATTATTGTGTTCTGGAGTCTAATGTACCTTGTCCATACATTGAAGGAAGAAGGTCTTTTGGTTGGGTTAGTCGTTTTCATCGTTCTGGAGTATTAGTTCGATTGCCTCATTGACTATGTAATTTCTCGACCTCTTGCGTTTTTTTGCAAGTTTGTCAAGGTCGGATAATGTCCGCAATTTGATGCGAAATCCTTTGATTGTGGTTGGCTCTGCTTTTGTCATTTTTATTATTTATAATTGATGCAGTTGTTAGGATGCTGCTCCCCATTATTTAATTTATTTAATTTTTTCGTTTGAATCTAATCCTATATTGTATATTCTGCTTTTTGTAACATTCACTAAATTATCTGTCAATGTATATTCATTATAATACTTATCGCATTGTTTTATTACAACTATTGATTTTTTTATTAGAACTACAATTCCGCAAATACAACCAAATTTGTAAGAACTTTTAATAAAATCCCCTATTTTAATTTTTGTTTCCATTTGTTTTTAGTTTTTAAAAGATTAATAATTGATTTGGTTTTGCAATAGTACAAGTAATTGTGATATGTTGTATCACCTACTATCACTTTTTTTGTAATTATTTTATAACTGACTGAAAATGAGCAAGAAAAAATCACTTTCAAAAGTAAATTATTTAACATTTGGCAGATAAAAAGCATTAATAGTTATCTTTGAATATGGCTCATAAGACAAAAGCATCTGCGATAGTTGATGAATACATGAAAAAGTGGTCGCACTTGCCATCACTTACATTAGCCAAAAAGATTTATAACGAAAATATCGGTGCGTTTACCAATGTCGAACAAGCAAGGTCGATTGTCCGATTGAAAAAAGGCGCAAGAGGTAAATATAACCGAAAGTATTTAATTGATAAGACCAACTATACTGAAAAAGCAATCCAGAAACTTTCTTTGGAAGACATTGAGGAAGGCATAGATGACCGAGAAGCAGATTTTATCTTTGCTAAATCAATCGAAAGGATGTTAGTAATTAGCGACATTCACATTCCTTATCATAACGCACCAGCATTAAAAAAAGCACTTGAATACGGAAAGGAAAAGAACATTGACTCGATACTTATCAACGGTGATTTTATCGACTTTGCTCCTATCAGTTACTTTACGAAAGATCCATACACAAAGATGAATCTTTCTGCCGACCTTGAGTTGACAAGAAAAATACTTCAAATAATTCGCAATACCTTTCCAGATATTCCAATTTATTATAAACATGGAAATCATGAAGACTGGTTGGAAAAGTATTTGATGAACAAAGCACCAGAATTACTGGACATGGATGAGTTCAAACTCCGAACATTACTTCGATTTGGAGAGTTAAAAATCAGCGAAATAAGTTCTTACGCAATGATGAAGTTTGGAAAACTAAACATCATACATGGACACGAACTTAAATCGACATTGAGGTCTGTAAATCCAGCCAGAACTCTTTACTTAAAGACAAAGAAATCGACTTTGGTTGCTCATCACCATGTGACAAGTGAACATACCGAATCAGACATTGATGGTCAAATCACTACTTGTTGGTCGATAGGATGCCTTTCGCAATTAAAACCGAAATACGCAGGATTAGATAGCAAGTACAATCTTGGTTTCGCTTACTTACAAAAGACAAAGGATGGCAACTTTGCAGTCAGTAACAAACGCATCATTAATGGGGAGGTAATGTGATGGCATTCCCAAAGGTAATAGAGACGAAATTAGGAAGGAAAAAAGCCGATGGGATAATGGTATACGATGAGAACACGATATACATCGACATTCGTTTAAAAGGCATAAATAAACTTGAAACTTATATCCACGAATTTATGCACTTTCAAAGACCAAAGGCAACGGAAAAAACTATACTGAAAGAAGCAAAAGAGATGGCAGAATTTCTTTGGTCCCATCACATACGATTTGTAGAAAATATAAAAGAATGAAAATAGAAATCGAAATATTTTACGATACAGAACAAACCGATGAACTTATTAAGTTAGGCATAGATGTCAGCGAAGAAATGTTGGACATAAGGAAGGTAACATTTTACCGAATCGATGCAATTGAACCATACAATTATAACGACAAGAACTACTCAACTATCAATTGTTCTGGTGTGCTTTATACCTCACCTATTCCTTACAAAACACTTAAAAAACTTATTGAGGAACAATGACCGACCATTACGAAAAGACTCAATATGAGCCAATAAAGATAATCAATCACTATAACCTCAACTTCAATTTAGGCAATGTAATTAAGTATGTTCTTCGTGCTGGAAAGAAAGCGGATAACTCAAAGGCACAAGACTTACAAAAGGCACTCGACTACTTGATGTATGAGTTAGAAAAATAATCTTTATATTTGCATCGATTTGTTTTTGGTTTTGGTGGGGAGGATCCAGTTAGTTTCCTCCTCACTTTTTTCACTAACTTAAAATATAAAAGATGCCATTAAAAAAAGGTTATTCCGAAAAGTCCATATCAAAAAACATTAAGACCGAGATTCGACATGGCAAAAGTCAAGAACAAGCGGTTGCAATAGCATTATCAACTGCAAGAGAAGCAAAGCGAAAAGCCAAGAAGAAATGATTTCGCTGAAGCATAAAGAGTTCATTCGATTGGTTGCGGAAGGCAATACGCAAGGGAATGCTTATCAATTAACATTAGCAAACAAAACAATAACTCCTGCATCTGCAAGAGCAAAAGGAAGTGAACTTGCCAAGAAATACGCAAAAGAGATTCAACAACTGATTGAAAAGAAAGCAAAGGCAGTTGAGTCAGTTCACGAAAATAAAGATGTTCAAATCGCATTAAAATCGATTTTGACTCAAGCAGAGGTCGATGCGAAACTTTGTGAGATTATTCTCAAGACCAAGTTTGATGGTGATAGACTCCGAGCAATCGAGGTATACAATAAAAGATTCGGCAGCAATGCACCAATTCGCAATGACATGAATGTCACGCAGATTCCTGCACCAATCATTGAACTATCGAAATGACAGAGTTGGTAATCGACATAGTGTGCAGAGAACTTGAACTCGATAGAGATATTCTAACTTGCACTAATCGATGTCGAGGTAAGGAGAAGTATAGTGATGGTCGGTTGATAGTTACTTACATACTTCGCAAGACCATGAATAAGCCAACACTTGCCGATATCGGTTATGTATTAGGTCGAAGGTTAAAGAACGGAAAGGGAGACCATTCAATTGCAAAGTATTACTTACGCACCGCAGAACAACTAATCGAGATAGGTGACAAGAAGTTCACAAAAAAAATTCAAAATGTTCTCACAACGATAAACCTTGCTGCCTGTTATGTCGAGAATAAAGTTGTCAGTTAAGCAGACCATTGCTTGGGAGTTACTTGAAGACAAGACAACTACTGAACTACTTTACGGAGGAGGAGCAGGAGGAGGTAAGTCTTATCTTGGATGCATCTGGCACATCTATCGAAGGATGACTTATCCAGATAGCAGAGGTCTTATCGGAAGGTCAAAGATATCCAACCTTGAACAATCGACTCTTGTAACTCTTTTTAAAGTCGCTAACTTAATGGGTTATCGTGCTGGACAACATTATCACTATAATTCACAAAAGCATACTATCAACTGGATTAATGGAAGTCAATCGATTTTAAAAGACTTATTCCTTTACCCATCCGATCCAGATTTCGCAAGTCTTGGCTCAACTGAATATACCGATGCGTTCATCGATGAGGTGACCGAGATAACACTAAAAGCATTTGAGATAGTATCAACAAGGATAAGATGGAATCTTGACCGATATAACCTTACTCCGAAACTATTGGCAACTGGTAATCCATCGGATGGATTTGTGAAGGAAAGATTTATCAGTAAGGATGACTCACCGATTGTATTGCAACCGCATCAAAGATTCGTGCAATCACTTGT